TGATTTTTCAGAAGTCCTCAGGGATTTCATCAACACACTAAACCTCTCTCTGACTTGTAAGCTTGATTACTTATCAGAGGGGGAGGATTTAGTCCTATATCCTTTGCCAGGTGGGAAGATTTTAAAAGAGTACATGAACGGCAAACAGGACATTAGCCTTGTCTTTGAGGTGGCAATCAAAACGACTGATCACCAAAAGACAAGTTCTATCCTGTGGGCCATCAATCATGCTCTCGCTGATTTTAATCTGGAACTACCTAGCAAAAATAATTCATATCAATTCAGAGGCCTTGAAGTATCACAGCCATTCCTAAATGACCGTGATGAGCAAGGTTTTTATATTTACATGTTAGATGTAACGGCAAAACTTGAAACAAATGGAGGAAACTAAATGCCAAAAATGAAAAACGCCAAGCGCAAACACTTTCTTGCGCCATGGTTACCAACAGCACCAGCTACTGAGCCAGGTAATGACGCCTGGAAA